CAAAGGCGGAAGCGCAGCATATGTCACTTGAAACAGGGACGGCGTATGTTGTTGAAAACGATAATGTGTTTCCGGTTGTGATCTATTGGGATGGTTGGGCGTTTTATCCGAAGGATGTCGCAAGCCGCGCTCTCGAAAGCGGCAGCGAAAGCGAGGTGGGGTCATGAGCGAGTTACCTTACAAACTGTTCAGCGGTGAAAACGTCATATTCCAACTTAATGATCCTGACGATAGTATCAATGAAATCGTAAACTTTATTGAGGCTACACCGGACAATACGTACTTCTATGACCAATTCGAAATAACGCGAAAAATGCGTAGCCAAGATCAAGGCGTATTGCTACTCGGTATAGCACCTCAAAACTCATGCCGTCCTAAACGCGGCGTGACGCTCATTTGGGATCATAACAGAGTACCTTATTAGATAAGAGAAACCTGACTATGAGTAACACTAACCTAAAGCAAAGACGGTTACACTTCATTAGCGGCATGATATGGTTTATTGCTGCATTACTCGGCGCATTGATTATCCACAGTAACCCCGCCTATATCCCTTCAACCATACTTTTCACAGCCTCGGCGGTTATTCAATTCTGGTTGTTTATCGTGAAAGGACGGCAGAGCAAATGACCACGAAACCGGAAACCGAGAACGCCAACTTACGGGCTGCGCTTGCGAATGCCACTCAGGGCGAGTGGCGAGGTTGCCATGATGGTAACTGCGAATGTGGAAGTATTTATTCAGTTGAGGGTGATTTTGTTTTAGCGCGGGTCAACCTCAATCATGAAGAAGATGCGACACAGGTTATTCCCAAAGAAGTCTACACAGCCAACGCCAAATTCATCGCGCTTGCCCACAACGAGCTCCCCGCGCTCCTGACCGCCCTCGAAACCGCGCTGGCGGAAAACGGGCGGCTGCGGACGGCGGCTAATGACTTATGTGACGCATGTTTGCCCATGATACCCGCTTTACAATTACTTGAAGTATTTGAGCGTCAACCCGGTAACTCTTCTCAAAGGCTTCGGGATTGTATTCAGAACCACAAGGATTCGCTTAAAGTTCTGCACGCATATATCGACGCGCAAGCCCTCGTAGGCGCGAAAGCGGAAAGCGGGGTGTCGTGATGGATGAGCAACAACTTAGGACGATTAAGTTACGTGTAAGCGTCAAAACTCAAATAGCGCTTGAAGGCCTGTTAAACGTGATTGCTAAAGAAGCGATGTTTGCGGATGTGCAATCTGAAGAAATCGTTCAACAGATAAAAGAAGTGATGATTGATAACGAACTTTTCAAGGATATGGTTGCATATCTTGACGATGGTCGATCTAAAGTGAAGTAGCCAGCCCACCGGCAGCCCGTAGCCGGAAAGCGGCGGGCGCGGGGGAGCGGGGGTAGCGAGTGTTAATTAACTATCAGAATGTAATGATTTACTAGACTTCTGAGGGAGAATTTGATATAATTGTTCTATCAAAAGGTTGCCTATCGCGGTGCGGAAACACCCATAGGCAGTATGTCTTGTAGGAGACACACGATGGATACTTTAACAAAGATTTGCGCCCGTTGTAAAGAGCCGCTTGCATTAAGTGAATTTTACATCCGCAACGGTAGACCTCATAGTTACTGCAAAGCGTGTATTGCTTTGACAGCCTCAGAGCATCGTCCTATTTCATCTCAAATACCCAAAGACCAATCGGAAATCACCGCCATTGAATACCTGAAAGCAAAAGGCATTCCGAGCTTGCCCGGAAAAGCGCTAAAGTATTCATGGGTTGATATAGTTGCGTTTGGGTGTATTCGCATTGAGCTTAAATCATCTAAGCTGTTTACGAATACATACCCGCATTTCAAATGGACTGTTTCATCTACACAATTGGAACGCGGGATACTGGCGGATTTAATCATGCTCATGTGTCGATATGAGGATAAGACAACATTCCATCTATTTAAACCCGATTGCCCAGCGTTTTACGATAACGGTAAACGTAAGACGGGATTTACTTATCGACTTGGAGCAAGCGCCCCAAAGAAATACCGCGCTGGTCGTCCGATCATGACAGAGACTATGATGGATGAAGCACACGACCGTCTGACACTAATCTATGACGAGTTGGGGCAGTACGTCAAACAAATTAAGTTAGCTGCGTAAGCTATGCGCCCCGATTAAGGGGCGCTCCCTGAAAATGAAAATAGGTGACGATATTAGATTTTTACAATAACTATTTTATACACGCCAAAAACGTTAAATGATATAGAATTGTAGTATATAAATGGTATACCATGAAAAAGAATTTGCATCTTATATCGCCGTCGCCGACGACTTCGCCGCCCTCGTGCGCCGGGTCTGCCCGACCACGTACCCGACGCTCACGGTCACGCGCCTACGGGCTGCGGTGATCGCGTGGTACGGGTTGCGAGAGGACGAATGCGAGGCAGCGGACGCGGTGGCGAAAGCGGTTTACGAACGATTACAGGAGGAGGAATGAATGGAACATTACGAACCAAAGATTATCGAGGATAACAGAACACCAGACGGGAAGCGCGGTCATGTGTTAATGACTTTTGCTCTAGAGATTAAACCCTGTTCTATCTGCGGGCGACTGATTTTTAACGCTCCAATAGATACCAGTCTATATAACAGAAGACAATTCCCCTCCTATTTAAAAATCAACGCTGCCGCACAGGTCAAGGCAGCAGGCTTAGTCCCTGCTGGATATAATCCCGGCGACAATTATGATGCAGTTTGTAAAATCTGCGAATCTGAAGGGCGCGTGGAATTTACTTGCTTTTGTTGCGGTGAAAAGCGTAAAAGCAGTCTATTTCATGACGTAGAATACTCTGAGCCATTTTGCAAAGTGTGCTATGAAAGTAAATCGGCTAAAGAATGGAATGAAGCAGTGGAAAGAGCAAGCGAACTGCACAAATACGATTACGACTAGCCCGCAGGCCAACGCGCTTGCGGGATACCGGAAACGAAAGCGGGAAGCGGAGGAGGACGAGGGGGAATGACAAACGACGAACTGAATGAATGGTTTGCTAATCTAGGGGACGGCTTCTTTGGAGAGCAAACATACACCGTAAAGGGTTTAGAGGATACGGGTAAAATCGTTCCTTATTATGGTTGGTATTGGAGGTTCATAGACTTTGACGGCACTGACACGTTAGGCTATGACGGCGTTCACTTTGTGGGGTTTATGGGGAATAACAAGTGGGGATACGCTGATTATTGGCTTAAACCCAACGAAATGGAATTAGTACGTGAACAGTGCGTAAAGTTGGCTACAGAACCGCTAACTGAGGCAAGTTTACAAGCGTTCTTTGATTACTTACAAACCTTCAAATCGAAGTTTTCGCCGCCGTTTGTTGCCGATTGGAGCGAAGGCTTTCGAACAGTGTAACGCCCCGCAACCGTAGGCTACGGGGCATCGCGTGAGCGGCGGGCGGGTTACTTTGCTTTAAGGAGTGAATATGTCTGAAATGGTTGTGAGACTAAAGAAAGATACCGTTGTCGGATTACTCTACTTTGTAGAGGGTAGCGGCATGGGGAACGAACATAGCAAACTACGCAAGATTTACGTTGCCAATAATCGAAATGAGATTGAGCAATCTATTCGAGAGGAATTTAAAGTCAACGGGGATTTCAACGAGTGGTTAAATCGGAGTTGGGGATCACTCGTTTATCACGATAACCAAGCGGACGACGACCGCGCTGTTATCGTGAACACGCCAGCGGATAAGCCAACGCGAGTTCGGACTACTCGGGATGCAGTTGCAATCCTTGAGTACGATACGCCGTGCTTGAGATACCAAAACGTATCTTTAATGCACGCGCCAACCAAACTCGGTATCACAGGTGATTTGAAGCAAGGCGTAACCGTTCCCAAAGATACCGAGTTTACTGTTCCATTTGAGTATGCCAGATGGTTAGCAAGTGCATCTGGCATACCATTGTTTGAGATAGTCGGATAATTACTTCTTGTATGCCTCGATACCGTCCTCGACACTGTAGCCACCGATTAAGGCAACCACGAGAGCGACGATAGCAGGAATGAGGGTGTTCACTTGCTCTTTCAGTTGAGGTGCAATGGACACCACAACCAAACTAACAAGACCGGTAACCAAAGTCCAAAACCGTTTCGATTTCAAGAGTTCGGGAATTGACATAGCATTCTCCTTATAACGGCATTACGCCGCATTACTTAACTGACTTTCTTCATCCAACTGCTTATAGAGTTGCGCGAGTTCAAACTCCGCTTGCGCCACCTTAAGCTGTGCCGCGTACAGCCTCGCATACGCGGAAGGCTTACCGGCAACCGGTGGCGGGTTCGCGGGCGGCGTGGGCAGCACGATGACGGGGGACTGTTCCAAATAAGGGATAAACCCTATCATGCCTCCCCTACCGCTAATCCAACCGCTTTGAATGGTATCTGTCGATAGTCGATACCAGTAATCAATGCCAAGCTGCTGTACTTCGTATAACTTCACAATCGTCTTATCATCCAATAACCCGATTTGGTTATCAGTAGACACAATCGGCGCGGTTCGTACTTTTGTCCGTGCATTATCTGCTGATTGCAGTGTGTACTTATTCCCGACAGTAAACGCTATCGGCTCATAATCGGGCTGTGTAAGCGGGGCTGTCGATTTCTTAGTGAATGTCAAATTACCCGCGTCCTTTGCTGTTAAGATCGTGGATTGCCAATCCGTGTCATTCTCTACATTAAAGGCTTTCCACGACGCATCATTACCCCAACAGAACGTTGCCACCGATTGCAACACATCGTCAACAATATACGCGCTGTAGACGTTCTTGAGTTTGTCGATTTGGAACGCCGCAAACTGCGATCCAGAATACCCGCGCGATTTGTAACCGTTGAGCGCGTCGCCACCGCTGGCAGCGTCGAAACCAGCCTCCGTGATGTGAACGCGTGGCGGTGTAATCCCCAGCGACTTACAGCGCTTAATCAGTCCGTCCAACCGCGTAAACGTATCCGCTGGCTGGTAGACGTGCATCCCTAGCGAGTGGGTGTCACGGCGCTTTGAAAGCATGTTTAGCACGTCATCGAATCGTGCGTCGTATTCGCCGTTACCCATGAGCGCGGGATGCCCTACTCCAAAGTTTGCGATACACAGCGAAATACCGCGTTCGGTTGCAATGTTCAGGGCTTCTAACATCCAACGGACTAGGCGGCTAATATCATCCTGTAATGCGCCGTTGGCTTGCGGCTCATTGAGTAGATACAACGTCCTACCATCCTTGCCGAGTTCACCCCATGCGTTCAGCGCGTCCGTAGGCGAAACCACGTATTCGCGGTTATCGCCCGCCGCCAGCGGTTTCAGGTGCATACCGCCATCGTTACCGAATACGAAGCGACCGATAACACGCGTATTCGGGAGCGCTTGCTGTAGCTCGAAAACGCGGTTTTTAGCGTTCATTGAGTCAATGCAGGCTACCACAGCAACAGGGTCTAATTTACGCAGGAAATCAAGCGTTTTACCCCAATCCGCCACATACTGACATTGGATGTTAATTGTTTGTCTGGATTGGCTCACAATGTCACCCTCCAGTACACAACGTCCGCCCGCGTTTTCGGTATCGGCTGCCCGTCTTCGAGTAAGCTAGCGAGGTACAGGATACGCGCGTCCTTAAGCATGGCGAACGCTTCACTGATGTCGTTCACTTGCGTCATGCAACCCGGTAGCTCTGGATTACGGGCAACGTAGACGTGCTGTCCATTCGAAAGCGTGTCCGGTTCGATAACCATGTCCCAATTTTGAGAGGCTAATTGTAAGGCTTGAGTGTGGAAGTCAGTCATAAGCGCGGCTTCCCTTTGCCCCTACCGAATAGATACCACAGTCCCCAGAAACCGCCTGCGACGAGTGCCACCAATAGGAAAACGATAATCGACATGAGACAATAAAACGCCATGTCATGCTGCCCCCTTGTTAGCCTCGTCAATAACAATCGGTTTCATCTCGCCTGTATCGTGAACTTTTTTGACAAGTGTATCCCGAATTTCCGTGAGGATTTTCATAGTCGTATCTGCTTGGGCGGGGCTTTTATTAATGATCTCAATCGCTCCCGATAACTCGGTTATCAGGCGATCCAGCTTGCCGTTAAGCCCCGTATTCCCGTCTGCAATCGCTTCCTGTAGATTGCCGAGGGTTTCGCTCACGAGTATCTGATGGTCATTCGTGGACTTCGACATAAGGTTCAGTGTTTCGTCAGTCGATTTACTCACCGCGTCCATTTCATCCATCTTCGAAACCAAACGTCCGACATAACCAATCATTTGAGCAAGGTTATCTCCCTGCTGTTTGAGACTATCGACGATGACATTGCTTTCCTTGAACCGTTGTTCAAGTTCCTTTTGCTTTTCCTCAATGTCAAGCTTATCCTGTGAGCGGGATTTCTCTTGCAAGGATTGAATGCGCGATTCAACCCATTTCCCCCCTGCCACAATAATGACACTGACTAAGCCTAAGCTGGCGATAACGAGCGCAATCAGCGCCCCTGAAATTTGGTCTGGCATTTATCGCGCTCTCCGTCTGCTAAGTTGCCACCCGCGCCGAATGGCTGACCATTGCACAAGCCAATACGTGAGAATGGTTGCGCCTGATGCAACGGGATTAAATGCCAAATAGAGAAGTGTTATCCCTAACAGCGCCACCAATGGAAAGAGTAAAATCACCTGCATGAATGCGGATCGCGAACCCCGCACTAACCCAATTGAGCCAATCGTTAACAGCAGAACGCCGTAAACGAGTGCCAAATCGAAAGCGGGATTGATGGAAAGCGCTTTCTTGATGTTTTCGTAAAGGGTGCTGTCGGTGCGAAGAAGAATAGCGATTGCATAGCTAATGTTCATAAAGGCGAGTTTGTTTTCACCGACATAATGCCCGAAGCGTTCAAGATGGGTGATCGTGCTTAAAGATGGTATAGGCATTAGCTCTCACCTCGCGTTACAAGGTTGTATGCTTTGCGGCGGATGTTTAGGTATATCATAGTTGTGTGGATGCCTTTCACGAGGCTACACACCTGCGGGCATTTGTGACAAGCAAATGCCCACTAGGTTACGATTTGTTTAAGTTAACATTCGACTTCGGGTAAACGGTCGATTTCAACCATTGTCCAACCACTGTTAAATTCTACACGGTACATCGGTTCTCGATTAATCGGGAGCAGCCACACCACATACTGAGTGATATTGGCTGGTGTACAATGTTCGACATAAACACCTTGTTCAGCTACTAAATACTTCATATTGATTGCGCCCAAATCGCGCATATCGTCACGCGGCTTGATTGTTGTCTCATAGTAGCCAGTAGGGAAACCCGGTATCTGAAACAAGAACGCGACAACCAAAACGAACAATGTGAACATGTCAAACTCCTATGGTGCAGGTATAGTTGCACGGGTCATCACGAGCGCGCGGGTTTCGCAGTAAACGACACCGTTACTCGCGAGTACACTACTCGCGGCTTGGTAATTGGGGTAATTGATGGTGGCAGGTGCGGCAAGTACTGCACACTGAAACTCAATGCTGTGATCTTGATAAATACCGCCGACCGCATTGATGATGTAACTACTAATATCCAACTCAACATCAATAGCCGCTGTACCATTTCCCCAAGGCCCACCCAAGGCGCTGGTGACATCTATCCCATTAATGAATAACGTCACCCCGTTTGGATAAGTCGTCCCTTTCAAAACGATTTGGTTGTAAACCGGAAACCATCCAACGGCTGTATTGAGTTGTGCTGTGGCGAAGAGGGTTTCTGTTTTAAATTGCAACTTAGCGCTGATAATATCAGTAACCAAGTTGTCAATCTTCATTTTGAAGATTGCAGGTTTCCAACTTAAACCACCTGTAGATGTATCCGTTTGGATGAAGTCTTTTGAACTGTTAATAATCCATGTCGGAAACGTCGCCACCGCTAGGTTACGCGCTGCCATGCTTTCCAGTGCGTCCACGACTATAGAGGTTGTATCTTTTGCTACCCTGTCCACGCTTGCCAACGTGAGATCGTAGCTATCGCCGCTTTCGGCTATCCTTTCGGTCGCTTCCATGATCCAGAACAACTCATCAACGTTAATCGGCACGAGGTCGCCGCCTGCGGTTTCCACGAAACCTTTATACGTAAGCCGCATCTTGTCACCGGCGCGTAAACTGGTTCGCGGTTTTCGCACGCTGCAACGATAGGTCACGAGCGGGTCTTTATTTCTATCTAACCACGCACACGCGGCATCGTAAAGCGCTTGCGCGGCATACGTTTTCGCGGTGTCGGAGTTCGAGACCGCGCCGATTTCCTTGAACGTGACAATCTTTTCACACTGCCCATAGGTGGCGACACTGGTGCTATCTGTTAAGTAGTAAAGCGTCGAGCCGTCCGGTGCGGTTGTCGTGCCAATGGCATAAGCGCCCGTTGCAACCGCGTTCTTGAGAGTAAGCGCTGCGCTCCCCTCACCCGCGCCCAACGGGACAATCCAGTTCACAACGTCTTGGCTATCGGTTTCCTGTGTAATCGAGTCCACGATCACCACGTTATCGTTTGCCATCAGTTCGCGCGTGATCGTTTGCGGGGCGATTGCCCACACGCCGTTATCCGTGCCAAAAGCGCCCAACTCGATTTCGTTGGCGTTCAGTCCTTCACGGATATGCAAACCCTTCTCTGTAGCGGTTCTAATCAACGCCTTGAGAGCGCTTACGCCGTCATAGCGTGCGGTCTGGCTGCCTAAGCCATCGTCAACGACCGCCGTCCACCCTGCCAAGCCAGCCAGCGTACTCGCAATCGAGGAAATCGCGGTATTCGTAAACGAGCGACCGAGGAGGACGGATTTCCGGTTAAGCGCGTCCATGCTGTCCGGCCCGCTCACATTAAGCTGATAGCCATTTGAGGATGCCGACTTCGTAATCTTGCGGATAACGCCAGAACCCACCAAGCGGCTTACGTTGTCGTGTTCAACGTAGAGTTTCGCCCGTCGTTCGCTAGTGAGCAAGGACAGCGCGGCATCGTCTACGCCGGGTGTCGAAAACGAAATCGTACCCGCGCCGTCTAACGCTTTCTTGACCGAGAGCGAGACAACGTTGTAGACCGTGCCAACTTTGGTATCGGTGGTGTCGTAAATATCAACCCATGCACGCATTACAACACCCGCATGAGCGCTTTAATGATCCCAATTTCAATCGTTATGGCATGTTTCACCACGTCGCGCACCTGTGCAGCGTTCATCGCGTCAATTCCCGCTAAATCGCTTTGTAGCTGCGTTAAACCTGCTTGTGCTTTCCGCACGAGGTCTAAATCCGCTTGCTTGGCGGTTTCTGTGGTCGCTTTCGCGGCATCTTCCGCGTCTTGGTCATACGCGGCGGCAATGATTAAAGCCTGTACTTTTTGCTGTTCGGTTGTACTGATGTGAAAATCAACACGAGGAGACCCGTCACTATTGCGCCCTATGCCGTCGATAGGTATACCGGCATTGCGTATTTTTTGATCTAAGTCCAGTACGTTTATTTTAGTCATAGTTAACCCAATACGCTCCCTATTCCACCCGCTTGTAAATCAGTCGTGCCACCGTCACCAAAGATTGTTGCACTTGTGCCGTTGCCCTTTTCAGTCAGTTGTAGGAAGTGATACCCGACCGCTGGATAGGCTTCATACATGGATAGCGCGTTATTCCCTGCGGATGTAATACCCGTAGAGGATTTAATGTTGGCGTTGGTTGTATTGGTCGCATCGAGCGCGATACCTGCGTAAACCGTCTGTGTAGCGGCGTACAGGCTATGGCGCATTTTGACCTTCGTGAGAACCCCTGTTACAAACTCAACGCGGTTTGCTGTGGAGTTATTGAGGCTGCGCCATGTCGCCGTGCCATAGCTCCAAGAGTCGGTGGTGTCTACGACCTGTAATAGTCGTTCGTCTTGGTTGTAGGTATTGTGTAGAAAACGCTTACTGATACTGTCTTCAGTCTGACCGATGCTGCTTGTGGTTCTAAATGTGAACAATAACCGCTTGGTAAGTGTCCCTGATTTACACCACCGCCCATTTTGTTTTACGACTGCCGTAGCGCGGGTAGTGTCATTTGTCCATGCTACCGCTTCTAAGGTCAACACACCGCCGCTAATGTATCCAAACCCATCGTGCATTGTATTAGCCGCTAACCCCGATAACGAGAGCGTGGTTTCAGCGAACGTGTACGGTATCCAGTTCGTGCCGTCGTATATTTGGATCACATCATGAAAATGAGGTGTGTAATAGATGGATGTTGCGGCGGTCACATCGGTTGTCGTAAGCGCTGTTCCACTGGTTAAGGTTGCCCGACCACCTGGGATTACCCCAGACGGTGTAACCAGATTGCCGAGAGTCTCGATTGCCGTTTTCAGGTTGGCTATCGGTGTTTTAACGCTTGCCGAACTGTTAACCGAGCCATCCACTAACCCGCTGATGTCGGGTGATGCTGCTGAATATGTAGACACTTATGAATACCTTTCAAAATTGTGAACGTAGACCTTCACCACGCCTGTTACATCCACCTTTAGCGTGTTTGAACCCGGCACTAAACGCAGCCAGTCAGGATGCGTGAAGGACACATTGCTTACCACGTCTACGCCGTCTAAAAGCGCCTTGTGTGCGCGTGGGTTGAGTTCCAACTGTTGCCCGTCTGCGATGCTGCCCGTATACGCGAGGAGGTCAACAGGCGAACCCGCGATAATACGCTGGATAACGGGGTCGGTGATCGTACTGCCGCTGTTGTTCCACAGCACGAGCCGCGCTTGGGTATACGCGCTCCCGTTATTGGTTACGGTAATCGTGCCGGTGGTTGTAATCGTGGTCGGGCTAACTGTACCGTCCCACGTTGCACCACCCCATGTGGACGCGCCCCACAGAACGCCTTCGTTTCCAGTCGTGTTCCAAAATGGGTCATTAGTTTGAAACGTTAAGTCAACTTTTTGTTGTAAGTCGGTATGTTTGGCGCGATCTTCTTTAATGTCATCCAAACTGATACGCGCGAAACACCATCGTTCCGTTCCGTTGACCGTATCGACTAAGCGACCGACACCCCATGAACACATCGTATTTAAGCTATCCCGTAAGGGTTGCATACCCGCACGGGTACTGCTTACGAGATAAATACTGAACTGCACAACCTCACCGTCTGAAGGGCTAACGCCGGAACCGTATTCGTCTACGCCACCGCTTGCTCCGATGCCCTTTGTTAGCTTGACCCTCATTTTCTTGAAATCGGTGGCGAAATTTTGATCTCCCGGTGATGTAGGGAACGTATAAGTCCCATATTGACTGACAAACTTAGTTATCGTCATCCATTCCCCCTAGACCGCCAGCGTTCTTCAATTTCGTCCAACGCGCCCCGCGCCGCCGAGCGACCGCCCGCGTAATCGTTCGCGTTGATATTCAGGTCACCCGTCCACGTGAACCCGCCGCCCATGCCCGCCATTTGTGCGCCGTTGAGGATTGAACCGTTTTGACGCGGTACAAATAACTCCGGTTCGCGTTCGCCTACAATGTACGGCATACCCGCAAGCACGTCACCGCCGCCCGCGCGTGGGGCTGCACTTCCGCCGCCCACTTTCGGTATCGGGACTACGCCAGAACCATGAACACCCACACTAGACGGCGGAGCAACATAACCACCGTTGATCGTTCCAGTAGCGCCCGCGCCTATGAGTTGGGCGGGTGTAAACTGCCCGCTGTTGATAGACTTAGCCACGATTACCAATGTGTTAAATTTATCAATTAACGCCTGTACTTGGTCGGTTATAGGCTTGATGATAGCCAACATACCGTTCTTAAATTCAGTAAGTGCAGGTTGGATGGCTGTCCATATCTTTTGGAGGGTTACGATAAGCGGTGTAATGACGGTGTTATGAAAGTCATTCACGGCGCTTTTCACGCCACCGAGACCGCCCGCCGCCGTAAACCAATCCGAGAACAGTTTGAAACCCGCTTGTACGATTTCCCAAATACCGCCTAAGAATTTAAAAACCGGTTGAAAGACATTGTTGTAGATGTCAAGTAATGCCCGTTGTATCCAAGGAATGCCATCATTCACGAACCAATCGGCAAGTTTTTGCAACCCCGGTTGCACAGTCGCCCACAAATCTTTTAGGCGATTGATGAGATAATAATTTAGATAGAGTTCGAACAAACTGAGATAGAGTTTAACCCTATCTTGGAAGTGATCGAAGAAATCCTGTATACCGAGCAGTACCCCGCTTACGGCTTGCGTAATCGCGTTGTCACCGAATAGCGCGATAATCCCCGCCGCCAGTGCCTTAAAAAGCCCTTCGCCGCTTTGCAAAAACCCCCACACAACGCTTAACGCCCCGCCGATTTGGTCTCTGAACAAATAGACAATCGCCGCGCCTGCCGCGATCAGGAGACCAATCGGTGACAAGATGATACCAATTACAGTACCGATGCCCGCGATGATCCCGCCGACTGCCCCAATAACCGTGCCTACGCCCGCGATAATTGGACCGATAATGGCAAAGGACGCGAGGAGCGCCCCGACACCCACAATGATGTCTTGTATATGTGGATCAAGATTGGAAAACCAGTCTACTAACCCGCTGATACCATCAATGAACCGCTGTACAATCGGGAGCAACCGTTGACCGATAGTTTCCATCATGTCATCAAGTTTGTTTTTGGTGATTTCCAGTTGCCCCGCAAACGTCTTGCCAGCAGCTTTTGCTGCGCCACCAAATTCAACCCCAAGTTCTTTAAGAATTAGCTTTTGAGCCTCTTCTACTTTTCCTGCTTTGACAAGCTGCTCAATCATTTTCTTTTGAGCATCGGTAAAAGATACCCCCACCCTTTTCAGAGCCGTCAGTCCAGCCACAGGGTCTTGGAGTGCCTTCGATAACTGAATAACCGAACTACCCAAGTCTTGCCCGAAGGCAACGGACATATTGGTTGCAGCTTCTATTGCATCTGGAAAGACATTTTTCCCAATTTGCGTAAACGTCAACATCAAGTTTTCTGCGGATAAAATATCCTCATCAGAGAACTGAGTAACCTTTTGCAAACTGCTAGCAAGTTCTATGGCAGCATCACGCGTAATCCCCGCTGCGCCTGCGGTTGACTTTAAACGCGAGTCGAGTTGAGCTAATGCTTTTTGACTGTCAGAGTAGCTTTTTACGGCGGCTGCGCCGAGTGCTAAAAAAGGCGCACCCAACAAAGTCATATTCCCGCCGATTGAGGTTAAACTAGAGCCTATATCTGCCATGCCTTTAGACAAGGATTTCTTAGCAGACGCAATCCCGTCAGCAATACCGGAGGCATCCAATTCAATTTTTGCGAAGGCAGAACCGAGGTCGAATCCGGTTGGCATGATTACTCCAAACAAAAAGCGCCTAACAGGGCGCTTTTGCTAAAGATTGAAAAACTTGATTTAACTAGAATAGGTGAACGGGGATAGTTACACTCCCGTTTTCAGCTTTCTTGTGACACTGAGGACATAATGTTACGAGATTACTTAGATCATTGGCAGCAATGTAATCTCCGTTAAACTTTCGTGCTGGTGTAATATGGTGTACATGAAACTTGCGTTCACCTTTTAGTCGTTTACGATGGCATCGTTGGCAGTTTCCGCCGTCGCGTTCGTATGCGAGTTTACGTTGTTGTCCCCAATTTTCACCACGATAATGAGTATGTCCACCGCGCCAATTTATATTCTTAGCGCCTCTGTTTCCAATTGCGTAGCATTCAGGAGAACAATACTTACCGCCGCCCTTTTTGATTTCAGCGGGGAATGCTTCAAACTCTCTACCGCATTGCTTACATTTGCATTGAACGCGATTTAGTTGTCCAGCGCTTGAACACTCGCGCGAACAATATTTTCGTCCCTGTTTTATTAGTGCAGGCCAAGTCCAAAAAGTTTTTCCACAGTGTTGACAAATACAATCCACACGCGTCGATCTAGCCGCTGCTTGCCGACATTTATCATTGCAGTATTTTTTAACACCCCTCTTTATTTGAGAGGGTGTTCTCACAATAGTTTCACCGCAATATTCACAATCGCTTTTAGTGGAAACTGTGTGAGCAACACCTTGGCAAATGTGACTACAATATTTACCGAAACCTTTTTTAATTTTACCGATTTCGATTTCAAAATCTTTGCCGCATTGTTCACATTTGCGACTTACCCTTGTCCTTCTAGCAATACCCGCGCACTGCAAACTGCAAAATCTCTGATGAGCAAAATGATTACCTACTTCAAATGCTTTACCGCAAATTTCGCACGTAAGTGTTGTGCGACTTCGTAAGCCTATATTGCTACATTGTTTGCTGCAATACATACGCTTGTTACCCTTCTTATCTTCAGAAGGATACATAGAAAACGTTTTGCCACAATGAGCGCATTGTCGTTCAATCATAGCGTTTATTCCTCCGCTATATCTATTCATGTGGGTACGGTCAGGCGGTGAATAAAGCCGCCGTTCGGGAGCTACCCTAGACCGTCCCTCTATTATACTGCTCATTCCTTAATGACAACATTCCCAAATTGTGCGAACATAGCGAGGTTTACCCGTTTCAGCGGTTTCGGGAGGTTTAACGCGCTGTAGACATCGTGTTTATGTCTACCTTGCTTATCAGTTTCGTCGAGTCGGTTCTGAACGATTACCGCGAACGTGGTCAGCGCGTCATCGAAATCGAAGGCTAACCAGCGATCATCGATGCCGATGACATCAGACGGGCGTAGCCTGTACATCTGACACATCTGATGTAATCGCCACATCTGCACTTTGTTCGCTGCGAAAGGATTTGACCGTTTGCGCCTCTTTAGGCATTGCCCATGTGGCAATCGCCATTTGATCCACAAGGCTCAAATCGTCCAACGCGATAAACCCGTTCTCATAATCGGCATCGGTTGGGTTATCTTTGATGGCAGGCCACACGAGCGCCGCTTTCGTAAGCAGGGCAAAGAAACCGGTGTACTCGTGCGCGTTATCAAGGGTGATTTGCAGCGGCTTATCTTCTAATTCTTTAGCCACTTGCTCGGATGTTTTCTGGATACCGTTGAGACCGTCGATAACCTGTTGCCGTAAGAACGATGGGATTTCACCGTTCTTAGCGTTCAAGGCCAATTTCTGTAAATCGGGTTTACGGACTTCTACGACTTCGCCGTTGGACAACGTGAGCGTTTCAGTACGGCGAAAGGCTTTAGCAGATTTAATCATAGTGATTAACCACTAAAGAAGGTCGCGAAAGCGCCACCGGTAGCGGGTGCATTCCATGTCGTGCGATCTTGAATGGTCTTAATCACGAGAACAGTAGACACGCTGCTGATAGTAATCGGCATAAAGCGTCCTTCGGTTTCGCTCATATTGAACTTATTGTCTTTACCGTCAAGGGTGAACGCCGGGAACTTATCCAACATGCAACCGCAAATCCCGAAAGCGGCATACCCGCCGTCATCGGTCGCAGCCAAACCGATTGCGCCCCAATACGGAAGGCTTGTACCACTGGCTGCGAAAACAGATTTTGCCACCTGTGCAGCACCACTTCCGCTCGTACTATTTGAAATACCTGCCAAGATAGCCAGCACTGAACGATCAACACCGCCTTGGCTGATTTTCAACTTGCCGCCACGAATGACGGTCAACAGCGCTTGCGTGTAACCGTAGCCAACGAGTTCGTCGGTGTCGGCTTCGAAGTCAATTTCCATAGTTTGACCGATTGCGAGGCTCGCGGGTGTCCCGAAAGCGCTGGCAAAGGTGGTCGTCGGGCTGAATGTAGCAACGAGACAATCTGTCAGGGTAAGCGAACGCTCACCGAATTCTGAAGTACCTGCCATTTGGATTCTCCTTAAATGCAAAAAGCCCGCTCATGGCAGGCTGACTAACTGAATGAAGTTGTGTTACTTAATAGAGCATCTTGTAGCTATAGCGGGCGGCCTTCCCGATTGCCCCGCCGAGTTCGTCTGCGGTAAACTCATTTTGGAAACTCGCGAACGTGAGCAGCGGTGTCCCGTGTCCGGTGACTGTGACAAATGTCTGATTAAGGATGGTTCGCGCGAGTTCATGCGCCTGTGTAATTAGATCGCCGCTGTTGTCGTGATAGACCCATAATTGAAAGAACCCCAACGCGCTCGAATGTGCGATTTCCGCGTCTGTCTCCGTTGACAACGTGAGGACGGCGGTTAACGGGAGTAAACCGTTGCTATCGGCGGGTGCGGTTGCGCTTTCGAGGCCGTTGCGTCCCCACTCGGTACGCCACTGTGTGCCACCTGTGACGAGTGCCGTCCATGAACTATTATCGGTGAGCGCGGTCTTGATTGCGGCTTTTAGCGTTGCCATTAACGAAATACCTCATCGACCATTTGCTTAACCGCCGAATAATTACTCTCAAGAGTGGGTAGAATAATCGCATAGCGGCCTTGATTACTAAGTTCCAAGAAAACACCGTATGTCATCTTGTGTTGAAGCACTAACAGGATAATCGTTTCACTTACGTCTTCCACGAAACCGTGTAACCCTTGCCGCGCGTTCCCTGTTCTATCAGTCCAAGGGGCGTTTTCTTTCGCTTGACTTTCAACAATTGGGGCGAAATAAAGCGCAATCTTGTGCAGCGCCTCGTATATCTTGCGCTCGTAAACATCCATGTTCTTTAAGATGTCGTCTAGCCCGCGTATGTTATCCGCCATTCTGAAACCTTCGCTAATAGGTAGCTCATACGTTTACGGCACACATCAAACTCGTTATTCGCCGCAACATGCTTAATCCCGTAATACTGAACGCTGTCATAGTTGCGTTGTATTTCGGCATACGCTTCCATGACATCTAGTGTCTTCCAAGGATCAATAGATGCCTTGTCATCACAGAACGCACCGTCTAAATTAAAGTCGTTCCACCGACTACCGACCGCTGGCGTACCCGCATACGCGAGTGTGAGCAGGTTGCGTCCGTAACCATGCCGCGCGTACATATCGACACCGATCTTCGCACGCGCTGCCAAGTTGACGTATTCGGCGTAAATTGTCTTCTCAAGGAATTCGGCTTTTAAGCCTAGTTTCTCTGCATACAGGCGTGTATGTGCGGATGGGTTCACATAAACGCAATCTAAGCCTGTTTCGCGTTGAATTAAGGCACATGCCGCCACGTTCTGAATAGTGCAATCCACCATCCTAGCGCCGTGATCCTGCGTAATCATGATGTGTGATTTATGCTCACGCGCCCGCACGTCTGCAAAGTATTCGTCCGTGCCAATCGGCATCGGGATCGAAAGCATCGGTTTCGCGAACACGCTGTAAAACTGGCGGTTACTTTCACTAACTGTGCCGATCATATCCGCCGATTGGAGTTGGGCGAGGTAATTAGTTTCCTCCGCAAGGTTACGGTTTAGAAACACCTCATCCATATAGCTATCGGGTATCGCGATTACTGTTTTGTTGGGATATAACGTCTTCAGTTGGGTTATATGCGGCATATCCGCAAACAAGTTCACAAAAACGCAGTCGTAATCCTCGATAGCCGTTGGCGGTCGCTCGTCTATCCCCCACCACAGCGTATCAATCCCGCACAAGGGCGCGAGGCTGCCCGTTCCGATGTGAGCGCCGTAACCGAGTTCGTCGGTGGGCATCGGGTAAGGCCATACGAAGACGGACTTCATGCTGGCATCACTCCGCCAGTGTGAAAATCTGTGTCCACACCAAAACCTATGTAATTATCCCCTACATCTACACCCGAAATTATCTCGTTACCTTCGCTTTCAAGGATTTCTGCGAACCGTTCGCCCGTATGCCGCCAGCGGAAGTTATCGAGGAGGTAAGAACGACCAAGTTTAGCGAATTGGAAAGCGCTAGTGTAATCTTTAGTGATATATTGCATCCATAAATCTAATTCATTGCTGTCTGGTTCTGCCCACAAAGCGCCTTTAGCGTTGGCTTCATATTCATCGAATTCGCATTCAGTTAACGCTGATACCTTCAACCCCATACCCCACCAATTAGCATCCCACGTTCCCAACCATTCCGTCGTAATCGTTGGCAACCCCGCTAACGTGGCTTCCCGCGCGGGCATATTCCAACCTTCGCCGCGTGATGGCATCACGAACGCGTGAGCCTGCGCGAGGAGGTCATGCCAACCTGAATTCGGGAGTTCACCGGTTACAAGGGTAATCTGTGGATCGCTCAAACCGGTTAACCAGTTTGGATTATCCCGGCACTTAATCAATAAGCGATGGTCAGGATTACCACCGAAAAGGCGGTTAAATGCCATCAATACAAGGTCAACACCCTTGCGGCTGTCTCCTAACGAATACGTGAGCCATGTAAACGGCTTCGTGAGCTTGCGTTCGGTGAACGGGATGTCATCCAAATCGACACCCAGCGGCACGTAATCCACTTGAACGGTTACACCACTGTCTCTGTAAATATCTACCAACGGCGGACACGGTACGAAAACGCGTTCGTAGTAGGTGTTAATCAACTTCACCCACTTATCGCTTACGCGGGTGCTTTCGCTCATCGTATACAGCCAGCGACGTGTGTTTTGCAGTGCCTTCCGCTTACCCCATATAGGCCAACCTACCGTAAGCGTGATCCCGCCTTCGGGCGGTCGTCGTAAGCTGACTTCGTTGACGGTTACGCCCGCTTCCGTTAGCCCTTTGATAAGTCCTGCTTCCATGCGACCATATCCCGTCGCAAGGTTTTTCTTTTGTGGAAGGAATAGGTTAATTTCAGTCATTACGCGCCACCTTTCTTACCGTTCACTATAGCACTTTCGAGTAAGAAAGACGTTAGTTAGTTGATAATCTCGGCAACGGCTTGCACCTGCCCCACTTGCACCTTATCGACCGCGATAATCTCATAGTTCGCGAGGTTTCCGGTCGCCAGATACTTGAACCGGTCGCCGCGCTGTAAATCGGTATCCGCTACCGTCGCGTGTCCCTGAATACCGAACACCGTAACCGAACGCCGCGCGGCCTGCCCGCTGTCGGTTTTCGGTTCGTTGGCGGAAACGCTGGTAATCTCAATGCGAACCGTCTGTTCATCCTGCGCCACACCATCACGGATTACGGTTATCGCGTCCGGTTTGCGTTGTATCCATGCCCACACCGAAGCCGCGCGATCTTCCGCTAACGGGGCTTCGAGGCGGGTTTGCGGTAGCCATTCACTAAGTCTCGACATTCGTGCCGTCCCATTCGCTAGAGTTCTCGGCGGTTGCGTCCGTATTCAGCGAGATTAGCCCGCCCTCAATCGTGAAGCCCCCGCCACCGCTTAAGCCCTCCCAATAGGCAACCATGTCTTTAACATGGGCAAAAATTTGGGATAAACTCTCGCTCGATTGTGCAGCCTTGTAATCGTTCATCTTGGACGCACTCGCCAAGATTTGCCGCCATGCCAGCGCAACCGCGCCTTCATAGCTGCCCTCAGCACGGTTATACAGGCGGTTGAGTTCGGGGTCGGTGAATACCGCGCCGTCATCGATGTCGAGGTCAGCGCGGAAATCGGTAAGCTGGTCGCTGTCGAGGGTGTAGGTCATGGTTATTTACTCTTACGGATAGGCTTTGAAACAACCTTAACCGGTTGCATTTCTTGCATCATTGTCAACCCGTTTGCAACTACTGGAATCTTGCTTTCAAGGTAGTCGGCAATATAGGCTAATTGCTGTGCGTGGAGCAGGTCGGTATCTTTGCCCTGAGTGGGGAGTGTGAAGTCCTCCCCGTACATCTCAGACAAAACCGACTGCAATTTCGCGATAGCCGCTTCTCGCATCATGCCAATACTTGATTTTGCAGCCATAATTAAACCTTATACCTTCGTTGCGGCGGTGGCGGTCGGAATGGTGTAAATTACAACCATACGCGTGCGGCCTGCTGTACCCGTACCTACAGTGGTTACAATCCCACTGATAACGCGGGCGGTTGCCGAATAACGCGGGGATACTTGCGAGTTAGCAATGTATGCCCCCGCTTTACCACCTGCCAACGCGAACGAAATACTTTCGCCTGCGAGTAAGTCAGTTGCCTTCAAGTTGACGGCGGTATAGTACCCGTCGTCATCAGCGACATCGCCTACTTTTAGCGTTGCTGATGTACCGGTATCCCAGAGCGCCACGCCATTCACGATAATGTCGTCAATGGTTGCGCCTGCGGGTATCGTTACGCTGCCCGTGTACACGCCCGCGCCTGCGGTTTCCGTAAACGTGACTTCGGCGGCTTCCATCGGATAACCGGTGGTCGCTGCCAATCCATTGATTTGCGCGGCAGTTGCGGTAAGAGCCGTTCCGTTGAGGGATAGGTTCTTCGTGAGAAGTGTTTCAGATTGTATCTTTGGAACGCGTGATTTATTTGCCATGTTTTATCCTTGCTTTAAGGGCGGGTTATCCCCGCCCCTATTCGCTATTGGCTAAGTGAAACCTGACGGAATGGTGTAAGTTCCACCCGTGCCGAGTTCCATAACAACACCGTTGAGACGGTTCGCAACGCCGATACCGAAACGGTTACGGTAGTGAGCCGAGACCAATGGGAATGCGGCATCGCGTGAAACCAACTGCAAACCGCTGCCCAACCCGGTTTCAGGTGGGTCAATACGCTTCATCAATGGCGCGGCTTCTTCCAAGTGCATTGCAACCATGTAGTTAGCAGGGATGTAACGCCACTCCACAACCCACGCGCCCGACCCACGTCCGATAATCTTACCGGGAACGGAAGGCAGGTTAACCGGAACGTTCACGCCGTCACCAACGCGGACAAAACGGTCGTTCACTTCTTCGAAGTCGGTGAGCAGTTTGATCTTTGCGGTTTGTGCATTGTTGATAAACACCACAATGTTTTCGCCGCCTGTACCACTGCCGAAATGTTCCTCGATTTCATCCACAATTGTAACCAACGGGTTATTGGTATCGCTGATAGACGATGCCGCGTAACCGCTTTCGATGTGATGGGTTTCAGTGGCCTCGGTTTCGCTGCCGAGGACAGGCGGATACAACACGCTATCCGATGCCAGCGCCAACGGGCGCACGGTGATCGAACCCCAAATCGGGTCAACAAATGTACGGGCAGTGTTATTCAACAGCGCCTTGAGCATTTCATAACGGCGAGTGTTGATGTCCTGCATACGCACGGTGTCCAAGTGCAGTTGAAGTTCAGGCATGGTCATGTAAGCCAGTGTGATGTCATCCGCCGCAACCTGTGCGCCGAAATCTTCCAACGGGAAACCGACATCCCATGAACCCGATGCTTTGACCGCGCCCGACTGCGCCTGTCCGGCACGCCGTTGCAAACGTCCGCCACCGGGCAGTTTGTAGCGGAATGCGTGGTCTGAGGTTGTGCTTTGAATAAACACCCGTTCAATCGCTTCCATCTCCGCATTGTGTTCAGCTAGATACATAGACGCGGCTTCGGAAACGACGCTTTGCCCAATCGTGCTGACATAGGAGCGATCACTATCTGCTAGTCCTAATAGACCAAAAATACCAGTCATGATTATTGCTCCTTATGCGTAGACTTGCGTCCACTTAGCTTCGATGTAAAGAACCTTCGTCAGATTGCCCGAATCCGAAAGTGGAACGACAACCCCGGCGACGTTCGAGGATGATCCCGCTGCATCAGCCAACGAGCCTGCGGTGTTGCTACCGTAAACGGGAGCCCAATAAGCCAACCCTGAAATCGTGAACCCGTAGCAATGCCCACGCTTTAGGACACTGATCGCTTGGCCAGCGCCGCCGCCCGTAAGCGCGACACCTGCAAACTGTAATGTGCCTGAACCGTTGCTATCGTACAAGTCCACCTTACCCGCAGAGGTAATGTATAACGCCTGTCCTGCGGTGATGGTTACGGCTGCCACGAAATCATAGATTTCAGCGGTAGCAGGGAATACAGGGGCAATTTGCGCCGCTGTAAGTGCAATGTCTGTCATTTGAACTACTCCTAAAAGCTGAGGCGTTTAGTCAACACAACCTTTTTATCGGTCTGTGCTGGCTTGCCGTTTCGGTTAGATTGCGAACCCGGTATTTGGGCGGTAAAGAACTTGGCGTGACCCGTTTTCGCAGTCGTCACGAGCTTGTCTACCGCTTTCTTGTTCACCGCGCCGTCGTCATCGAGTACCGCGCTCACGTCCGCCGTGTACTTGCCTTCTAAGATGATCAGAAGGTCGTCTACGTCGTTCGCTTTAGCATCTCTCAATGCGTCCTTGATGGCAGTATGCCGCTTCCCCTTGATTTCGTTCGCCTTGTAGCCTTCGTTTTCGGCTAACATGGCAGCGAACTTCTTTTCGAGCGCGTCATACTTGGTTTGCCATTTCTCGGCTTCCGTTTTCTTGGCTTCCTCGCTCTTGGTGTGTGCCTCGATAATCCCCTTTAAGCTGTCCGCGTCCTTAACCCCTAAATCGGTCAAGAACTTGGTTTGCGAGGTTTCGCGGTCACGTTTGAGCCGTTCACCAATCAGACGGTCAACATCAGCCTGCGTAAACGTCGCCGTTACCCCGCTTTGTACAGGTTGGGTATCCTGAACGGTTGGCGTTTGGCTATCTGTTGTGGTTACGGGTTCGCTCATTGTCTTTACTCCTTCAACCGCCTTTACCGCAGGCGTGGCGTAAATGAAAAAGCGCCCTTGATGGACGCTGATAAGAACCTAAGTTATGTACTGCTTAAAACACTGCTAACCCTAGCATTTGCATGGCGATTTCCTGCAATCGGTCATCTGTTGCCCACTGCTTAACCTCGTCGGGCAAATCGACTTCATCACGGATCATCGCCGCTGCATCTTCAAGTGGGACAACACCTTGTGTTAGATAACAAAGGCAATTCGGATGCGTGTCCGCTATCGGTGTCGGGCATTCGTCTACGGGAAACCCGCCGCGTGCATCGCTTTCGGTGGCGTAATCGTCACAAATATCTGTTTCGCCATGTGAGCCGCTTAGGTTGTAAAACATCTTGTCTACAAATGGGTTATTTGCCGCTGCATCTAATGTCGCACGTGAATGCGCCAACGTGATTTCGCTGCGTGCAAGCCTACGAGCATTAAAGCTCCCACTTGTTCCATAAGGCGTATTCGTTAATGGGAACTCACGACCGGGTATTAAGAATTGTTCGAGTAGCTTTGCGAGTTTGACTGAACTCATACCCTCGTTAATGGCTTGCTCTAACAGCATGTCCATTTGTTGAGCGGTCACTTCTCCTAAGTTCCATATTCTATCCGAAAGCTGATACCCACGAATATCATCCCATAACAGTATCGGATCAGTGTTTAGCTTGAGCGGCATGGATAATCTTTCGAACTTGTTCAGCTTGTTTTTGGATCACCGCGCTCACGACCGCGCGTATATCCCGCATCAGCGACCGCGCGAACGGCGTGACCCCGTTCCCTTGTGCATCGATACTGACGACAACCTGCCCACGATCCAACAGCGCCAACCGCTTACCGAGGAAGCCCACGCGCAACCGGAGTTCCGCTTTCTGGCGTTCGGTTGCCGTTTTCATCTGCTTACGGGCGATGTCGAGGAGACCGTTGAGTTTAGCGCGTTCGCTGGCGAGTTCTTGACCGCTTCCCGCTCTCGTTTGCACGAAGTACTTCGCCACGATTACCCGCGCTTGCTGGCGTACCGTTTCCGACGACTGCGGCGGTATCTTGCCATCGCCGCCAGCGCTGCGGTTCACGAGCGAGATAAGTTCGGCGGACATCTGTTTAAACAGGTCGCGCGTTGCCCTGTCCTCGGCGGTTAGCGCGGCTTGGTAGGCTTGTCTAGTCGTTAGTGTTGGCATCGGGTTTTAGGTAGTAATCCGTATTAGGTAAGACAATAGACATATTGCGGAGATCAACAGTACCCTTTCTTAGCAGAATACCTCTACCCATATAGATACCCTGAATAAGTGAATTATTATCAAAGGGGATACCCGTTAATCCACCTGTCTTGGGATCAATATAGACAAACTTCCCTATCCAGAAATCGTCTATTGGATCAAACAACATGACCACATCATCGTTATCCTTAGTTAACCGCCGCATTTCCGCTTTTACGAGCGGTTTACTTTCAGTCATTGGCAGGTAGGGCGCAACCGCTACCGCGCTCCCGATACCGAGTAACCGTAGAAAACCACGTCGGCTAATCATTCTTTCACTCTCATTTCAGTGCCATTTTACTATCTCATTCTAGCACATTTGAGGTAAGAATTACGCTTGATTTGGATCGTTGTTATTATTCCCGCCCACATCGAAGCTCGTCGCGTCCATCATCGCTTGCCGCTGCGCTTCCGCTTCCGCTTCCGCAGTCGCGATTTCGTCGTCTGCGATACCGAGTTCTTTCCATATCCAGCGGCTAGGCGCTTTCGAACTAATGAACGCCGTAATCTTTTCAGATTTACTCAATTCATCGTCAATGATTGGACGCGGGTTTAAATACCATTCCATGCCACCGTCAAGCAGCATTTCAAGCGGGTAGCCGTTGTATCCCTTGTAACCGCGAATACTGGACACCACGAGCGACATATTCAGCGCGTCCGTGATACCCGCGTCGTAGATGCCCTGTGCCTCTTGAAACTTGTCTACCGCGTCGTTATAGGCCGCACGGATACCGGGAGCGGTTTGCTGTGCGCTGTCGCGGAGGTTGTGCATACTGAGTTCCGGCATATCACGTTCAAGCTCGGCGTTGAGCTTCTCAATATTCGCCAGTGCGTCCGCAATCGCTAACGGAGACGTTAACGGGGTTGCATCGACATCCGCAGGCGTAGCACCGGGAACATACAACCCTTTGTGGTCATCTCGTTCATCAGATTCAAATACTGTTTTGTTGTCAGGCTTGCTTAAGCCGATCATCAACCACATAATATCCGAGTTCTTACGTACTGCGTCGTTTAACAAACTGGCTTGGTCATTTACTTCGTCAATCTTATCCAAGCTGTTGTTATAATCGGTTGCCCCCCACTTGTTACCCTCGTCACGGTTAAGCACGTGGCGAACGGGAACGAAGCCGTAGGGGTTATCATGCTCATAAATGAGATTGCTATCTTCGTAGTAAGCAAAGCTCTCATTGGTGAGGATTTCAGTATACACATACGACTTTTGCGCCGTCGTGTTATCCTGCGGCTTGTAAACCTCGTTTTCGCGCAACCGTTCATATTCGATGATAATCTGTTGAATACGCCCGTTGCTGTCCTTTTCGAAGTCCTTCACCTTACCGGGGTGTAAAATCTCAACGTAGCTGCGTTGGAGGTCATCATTATCCACGACCTTTAAGAACACATCGCCCGACTTCTTACCATGCCGCACATACAGAGACTTATTCGCCCGCCAGTCGGCATATAATAACTGTTGACGGAGCAGCGCCCGCAAGTTGTCGTCAGCGTTGCGAACCGGAAACGCGCCGTTTTCGAGGTTGTCGAAATCCAGTTGCCCGCTGTAAACCTTGCTCACGTAGCTATCGACGAGGCGGTAAACGGGGTTGTAGACACCGCGAATCCGCTTGTAGAGGTTATTATCCTTCTTACGGGTTGCTGAGATTGCAGCGTAATCGTTGAGCGCCTTATAAATGGCGTTCGAATAATACAGGTCGCCTAACGCATAGCGGTAGAACCGCGCGTCGGTTGCATCCCAAGTTAAGTCTTGGTTGGGTATAAG